AAAAAACTAAAATGGGTATGTATTCATCTAAGAAAACGTCTCATGATATTGTGACAAAAAGATACTCTGTAAAAATATTTGATATACTTGAACAGCATCCAGAAAAATCTCATTTAAATGAATTTCCTGCTATTTCGAATAAATCGATTCGAAGAGGAGATCAATTACATATGATGTCTGAACAACACTATGGTTCATTTAATGGATATAAGTATATTAGTTCAGGAACTACACAAGAACGTAGATCTCTTCTTAAACAGGCTGAAACAACAAAGATTAATATTACAGTACCAGGAAGAACTGATTATACTGTAGGAGCTAAAGTTAATTTACTAATTAACAAGTTTAATCCTATTAGATTAAGTGAAGCTGATGTAACTGATAAAATGCTTTCAGGAAATTATATTATATCATCAATTAATCATGTAATTGATAGAGAAAGACATGAATGTGTAATGGAATTAATTAAAGATACAATTCAACTTAATCCAGATAAAGGCGATGAATCATGAAGCTATATACTGGTGTAGTTGAAAATAGACAAGATCCGTTTAAACTTGGAAGGTGTCAAGTTCGTGTAGTCGGTTTACATAACCACGATAAATCTATACTAAAAACTGCAGATCTACCATGGGCGTATCCTATACAACCTATAACATCTGCTGCAATGTCTGGAATAGGACAATCTCCATTAGGACTAGTTGAAGGTACATGGGTTCTTGTAATGTTCAGGGATACTGATGAACAACAACCTATTATCATAGGATCATTAGCTGGAATCCCACAACAAGATGGTCCTATAGATCAAAGTAGCACAGAAATGATTCTTAAGGAAGATGGTTATCTTCCTGGTACAGACGAAGAAAGTCTTGTATCAAAATCTGGTGATATAATAAAAAATTCTAGCGGATCTCCTGCAGAAGAATCAACTGGTTTAGCTACAGCATCATCATTTACTACTTCTTCAGAAACTGCAAATGAATTAACAGGCTCATCGGTTTCTTATCAAGACGTTAAACTTGCGGCAGCAGAATCAAAAGTAAAAAGCCAAGTCAAATCAGATATAACTCAATCAATGTTTGATTCTCTTGTTTCATTAGAATATAATAAAACAGGAGCACTAGATAGTTCATCTATTGTATCAGATCTTAATAATAATGATTACCTTGCTGCAGCAACTGGTTTTGCAGAAGAAGCAAAAGTTAATGGTGAAATTGATCAAGGTGAATTAAGAAAACGTCTAGCAGAGAAAGATAAGTTTATTGCTGAGGGCATTCCAGGGCCCACAGGTGATCTTGTTCCAGTTAAAGCAGCTATACCTACAGTCGATTCTAGTACAACTGCGTCAGGTCAATTAGATAATGGCCTTAAAATGGTTCTTGGTTTTAGAGATCCAAATGGCAAATATCCATTATATCGTTTTGAACCAGATACAAATAAACTTGCAAGACATGAAGACATTAAGAAAACAATTGTTCGTAAGAAAGAATTAACAAGAACAAAAGGCGTAGTAACTGCATTTAATGTAACATGGGATCAATCACCTATACCATATAATGCAACATACCCATATAACCATGTTTATCAATCAGAATCTGGTCATGTACTAGAATTTGATGATACAAAACATTCAGAACGTATTCATCTTTATCATACAAAAGGTACATTCTTTGAGATAGATTCGAATGGCACTAAAGTAGAAAAGATTGTTGGTGATAACTATGAAATACTAGAACGTAATGATCATCTATATGTTAAAGGTTCTGGTCATATTACTATCGATGGTAATTGGAATGTTAAAGTAAATAATAACGCTAATATTGAAGTTATGGGTAATGCATCAACTCATGTGCATGGTGATATGGAAACATCTGTACTTGGTTCATATAAAGTTAAAGCTACTTCAATTAATTTAGAAGCAATTGATACATTTGATATAAGTTCACCTGAATTAAATGAAACTGCACAAACTTTAAATTTAAATGCTGGATTATATAATCAAGAATCAAATACAACACACTATAGACATAATGGTGACAAATACACATATCACGGGGGTGATACATATTTAGTTGCTGCATCAGGTCAAACAGATTACAGTTGTCCAACAAATAGAAATGGTGCTGAAGCGTGTCCTTCTATTAATTCTGCAAGTGAAGCAGAAACGTCTGGATTAACAACACCATTAGCATATGATCCAGTTATGCCAACATTTAAAGAATTACAAGTGATTACTCGTGGCGTAGAAGCTGCTGCTCACTATGAAACACCAGAAGAAGGTGATCCTACTGCATACATTGCTAAACGTATTAATGAAGGTACATTAGATCCAGATGATGAAGATTATGGTACTACACAAAAAACATGTGCAGTTACAAGAAATAGTGTTACAGCTTTACCTCAATCGTGTACAATTATTAACGGTATTGAAAAGTTTACACCAGATTTATATTTAAGCAAACACTTTACATTAAGTGCATTAACAAAGAATGGTTCACGTATGCCTAAGCCTCAACAAGGTTTAACAGAAAATGAAATTGTGTGTAACCTAAAAGGCTTATGTGAAAACGTATTAGAACCACTTGCTGAATTATATCCTAATATGGTGATTACATCTGGCTTTAGAAGACCAGGCGATGTAAGAGGATCAAGTGCTACATCACAACATTATCTAGGTCAAGCTGCAGATATCGTCATACCAGGATTTAGCCGTGAACAACACTATGAAGCAGCATGTCAATTAGCTAAAATGGTACCGTATGATCAGATATTATTAGAGTATTCGGGTAAGACCACAGTGTGGATTCATGTATCATTTAAATATACTGCTAATCGATTTAATGCATTTACAATGAGGGATCACAAACGAGCCTCAAGTAATGGTCAATTTGTGTTGATTACATAATGGAATGGATTCCAAATAATACAACTCTCAGCATAAGGTTCACCAAGCGTATTTTTCGGTTAAAAGGGTTATAAATAATAGTATGGCAAGGAATACAAGAACATTTTCAGACTTTGATTTTAACTTTACTAAGCATCCATCAACTATGGATGTGACAATGAAGTATGACGAAGAAGCAATTAAAGCTTCAGTTCGTAACTTAGTCTTGACACAAAACTTTGAAAGACCATTTCATTCAGAAATTGGTTCACAGATTAGAGGATTACTCTTTGAACCTGCCACACCAATGCTCAATGTTATGCTTAAACGAGCAATTACAGACACGATAACTAACTTTGAACCAAGAGTTAAATTAGAAGAAGTTCAAGTTACAATATCTCCAGATGATCACTATGTAAATGTCAGCATTTATTTTAGAATAATAAATACTACTAGACCAGTACAGGTTGATTTAATACTCACGAGAACACGATAATGGCACATTATACGAATAGGAAAATACAAACATCAGAATTAGATTTTGATGCAATAAAAGCAAATATCAAATCATATTTAGAAGGACAAGATACATTCAAGGATTATGATTTTGAAGGATCTAGCATGTCTATCTTGCTTGATATACTTGCTTATAACACCCATTACAATGCTCTATATACTAACTTAGCGGTTAATGAATCATTTTTAGATTCAGCCAGCAAGCGATCAAGCGTCGTTTCAAGAGCAAAAGAAATTGGGTATATTCCTCATTCTGCAACTGGTGCTGTTGCTAAAGTAAATGTTGTTGTTTCTAATACAACATCTACTCCAGCGTCATTAACAATTCCAGCAAATCAACCATTTTCATCAACAATTAATGGTTCAACATATAACTTTTATAATACTGAAGCCGCTGTTGCTGTATTAGATGGTTCAACATATACATTTGCTGATGTAGAAATTAAAGAAGGTACACCATTACAATTTAAATATACTGTTGCAGATGGAACACGTTATTTAATACCAAATCAAGATGTAGACTTAAGTACAGTGAAAGTAAGAGTACAAGAAAATGCTCAAAGTGGTACATTTGAAACATTCGTACGACAAGACGAATTATTAGATTTAAATGAAACTTCTAAAGTATTCTTTGTTAAAGAGATTGAAGGACAACTTTATGAATTAGAGTTTGGTAATGATGTTATTGGTAAAGCTCTTGCAAATGGTAATGTTGTTACGATTTCATATATGACAACAAATAAAACAGAAGCAAATGGTGCTCGAGTATTTTCATATCAAGGTGCTACATTGCTTGGAGGTAATACTGCTGTAACAACAACATTAGGTGCAACCGGTGGTACAGATGTAGAAGATATTGAATCAATAAGATACAATGCACCAAGATATTATACAGCACAAAATAGAGCTGTTACAACCGAAGATTATAAAGCAACAATTTATAGAGCATATCCTGATGCTCAAACAATTAATGTATGGGGTGGAGAAGATAACATTCCTGCACAATATGGTAAAGTGTTTATTTCAATTAAACCTGAAACAACAAACGCTTTAACAGCAGCACAAAAAGATTTGATCATTACAGAAATATTAAAGAATAAGAACGTTGTATCTATTACACCAGAAATTGTTGACCCAGAATATATTAATTTAGAGATAACAACATCTGTTTATTATAATCCTAATCTTACAACACGTGCATTAAGTGACATTAAAGATCTCGTTATACAAACAATAAAAGACTATAATAATGATCATTTAGAATCATTTACCGGAATATTTAAATATTCCAATCTGTCTAGAAATATTGATGATACCGAAGATTCAATACTAAGTAATATTACAACAATTAAATTACATCGAGAAGTAGAAGTTCGATATAATAGTAATACAACATATGAAATTAATTTAGGTAACCCAATCTATCATTCAGGAGTTCCTGAACAATCTGTTTCAACACACGGATTTATGATTGCAGGTTATGATCAAATGATGTACATCGAAGATTTTCCAAATTCTGATGATCAAACAGGCTATTTAAGATTGTATTACATTGAAAACGATATTAAAAACTATATTCGTGATTTTGGTGAAATTGACTATGATACAGGTTATATTAAAATGAATGAAATAGAAATTACTGGTATCGATACTTCAGCAAGCCCTTCTTTTGAATTTATTATTAAACCACAATCAAATGATGTAGCATCTATAAGAAATCAATTAGTACAAATACCTGATAACAATATATTTGTTAATGTAATTGCTGATAAAGTAGCACAAGGAGATCAAGCAGGTAATTCTAATTACATATTTACATCGAGCAGAAATTAATAGATGAGTGATATTAAGTTAAAAAGTGTAGTATCTAATCAGGTACCTGAGTTTGTTCGTTCAGACTATCCAATATTTGTAGAATTCTTAAAAGGATATTATGAATGGTTAGATCAACATGAACGAAGAGATCTACTTGAATTAAGAGATATTGATACTACTCTTGATGAGTATGTAGAATATTTTAGAAGAGAACTTGATATACTTGGTGGTACTAGCTATCCATTTATTAATAAAAGATTATTTTTAAGAAAGATTAAACCTTTATTTAAATCAAAAGGTACAGAGTCTTCTTATAAGTTTTTATTTAAAATATTATTTAATAAAACTGCAGACATTTCATATCCATGGAATTCTGTACTTAAGGCATCTGATGGTCGTTGGAACCAAGAGATGTCATTGTTTATTGACATCACTTCGGGCAATGCAAATACATTACCTGGAAATCGAATTACTGTTAGTGGTACTAATGTTTCAATTAATGTGTTTGTAACTCGAGTCAAGCACGTACAAGACGGTGTATACGAAGTATTCATAGATAAAAACTTCTTCGGTACAATTGAAACTAATTACACAATTAATTTTAATGGTATTACTGGCAATATTATACCAACATCAACTAAAGCAACAATTATAAGACCTGGTGAAGGATTTAAGATTGGTGATTTGATTGAAGGTACTACTATATCTGCCGGTAAAACGATTACTCAATTATTAAAAGTAACAAGTGTAGATTCAAACGGTGGTATTACTGGTGTTGTTAATATACGATTTGGTGCTGGTTATGAGAATGATTTTTTCTTATTAACATCTAAATCAACGATTGATGTTTCTGGATCTACTTTTACTTTAGATAAAGGTGTTACAAGACAATATTCTTTACCTGATGATTCTATCATCGAAAAATATCAGGAATATGGTTATGCATTAACACCTAATTATACTGCGGCTTCTTATGGTGAAGCAACATATGTAGGTACAATTATACAGCAATTCTTTGAAGAAACTGGCATTGGTCAAAACGAAGAAACAAATTTTGCACTAATCCAATTTGACATTGGTGCTGTTGCAAAATATCAAGGTTACTATTCTACTAATGATAGTTTCCTTGACGATGATATGTTTATTCAAGATAGTTATTATTATCAAAAATATTCATATCTTATTACAGTTGATGAAAATTTAGAAAAATATAAATCAATTGCTAAATCATATTTACATCCGGCTGGTACGGCATTATTTGGTGAATATCAAATACAGAATAACTTTGTAGCTGGAATTGAAGGAAGTATTGAACTTGCTGAATGGGTATCGAAGGCTACATTTACGTTAATAAATACTACTATACCTACAGACTACACTTATGCTACAGATAATGGTGGTTTAATTAAAATTGAGCCGTATGATTTAGAATTCTATGTAATACCTGAAGAAGATTATAACCCACCAGGAATGTTAACATTCTATGGTGATGGACGAAATGTATTAAGTTCTCCTGTAGTAACAATTAGTGATGGAGATTTTACAGGAACTTTAGGTGACGAAGTTGGAGAAGGTGTTGGAATTACATCTAATGAACAAGATATTGATTTAAATACTTTATCGCTGAATGGTGGTACTATTGATATGAATACACTATCAATACCAACAGTTGATGTACAAAACGATATAGGAACCGATGACCTTTTAGGTCTATAACTTAGGAGTAAAAATGTTAAAAGATAGTATTAAATTGACAGGGCGTTTGTCAATTAAAAAATACGATAAAGAAGGTAAAGTGAACTATGAAAAAGAAGTTCCTAACCTCGTCGTAACGTCAGGAAAGGAATTCATTGCTCAGCGTTTATGTAATAATGACTTTGATTTTATGAGTCATATGGCTGTTGGTGATGATGCATCGACTGCTTCAGTTAACCAAACTGCACTTCAAAACGAATTAGCTCGAGCTGCTGTATCAAGTGCTACACCTTCTGGTGTATCTGCAACATTTAACGCAACATTCGGAGCTAACGTAGGTACAGGTGCTTTAGTTGAAGCTGGTATCTTTAACGCTGCAGCATCAGCTGTTAAAACATTTGACGGTGATAATGATGTTGATGATGCGAGTGATAATATAACAATTAATTCACATGGATTTACAACAGCAGATAAAGTAACATACACAGATGGTGGTAACGTTGCTATTAATGGTTTATCTGATGGTGGTACATACTATGTTATTGTTGTTGATTCAAATACAATCCGACTTGCAGCTTCAGAATCAAATGCAAACGCTGGAACACAGATAAATATTACAGGTACAAGTGGTGCTGGTCATAAGTTAACTGCCGGTACTATGCTATGTAGAACAACATTCCCTGTTATTAATAAATCATCTACAGAAACTGTAGCAATTTCTTGGGTGATTACTGTAGGATAATTAAATGGCTTCATCATACTCAATATTTAAAGCAAAGTTTAAGAAAACAATTGCTGATGCTATCTACCAGGAAGTAACGTCTAGAACAGCTCGTTACTATCATTGGTTTGGTAAGGAAAACTCATGGCAAGATTTCTTGTCACCTTTTATTCCTGCTAACCCAACAACTGATGCTCCTGGTGCGCCATCAGATAATTTTAGGTATGACCTTCACGTTCGTCGTGATATCTTAACTGCTAAACTTGTTAAACCATCTGATGTATCATATGTTGTAAGACGTATTGATTGGATGTCAGGTGAAGTGTATGATGACTATGATGATGCATACGATACAACAACTGGGTTTGGATTCGGTCCTGCTTACTCCGGGGCTACACGCCTAGAAGATTCAAACTTCTATGTCCTTACAACTCAGTATAACGTATATAAATGTATCTGGAATAATGGTAATCAACCATCAACAATTATGCCAACCGGTACAACACCTGATGTATTTGAAACTGGTGATGGGTATAAATGGAAATTTATGTATACAATTCCTGTTTCATTAAGGAATAGATTCTTATCATCAGAATATATGCCAGTATCTAATGCTTTAAAAGCACAGTTCTATAGTTCCGGTGAAATAGAAAATATTTCTATTGAAGATGGTGGTGAAGGATATAACCCAGCAACAACGACTGCTGTAATTACTGGTGATGGATATTTAGAAGATAATCCATACGCAATACAAGAAATTCAAGTTACTGACGGAGGAGATGGCTTTACAACAATACCATCTATTACAATGTCAGAACCATTTACAGAATATTTTACATTTTCTCCTAATGCAGATGTAGCAGTTGGTTCATATATTAAACACACAGATCCAGCAACACTAGATCAAAACTATTATTACGTTGTTTCAGGAACAAAAGTTGGAGCTACAGGTCCTACACATACATCAGGTACTATTACAAATGGTGCTGCTCAATTAAAATTTGCAGGAAAAAGAGCAAAAGCTTCAGCAGCGTTATCAGGAGATGTTATTAATTCAGTAACGCTTGATGATGCAGGTTTTGGTTATGAAGATCAACCAACCGCAACCGCAGATTTTCCAGTTACAAAAGACATTGATTGGTCTATTGCAGCTAGCCTTTTACTTAATGATATTATCTATCATAATGGAATATATTATGAGGTTACACTTGCTGGCACAGCCGGAACAACAGCTCCTACTCATACAACAGGAACACAAGTTAATGGTACAGCAGAACTAACATATTATGCAAAAGACGCTGTGCTATTACCTGTTACAGAAAAAACAAACGCAACAATTGACTTAATTATTTCTCCAGGTATTGATTCAGTATTTAGAGTTATTGTTTCAAACCCTATTCCTAAATATACAGAAGTTCCACTTATTACTATTGCAGCTCCAGCATCAGGTACACAAGCAGAAGCAACTGCATCAATATTAGATGGAAGAGTTTCATTAATTAACTTAACAAATCCAGGTGATGGATATACTGCAGCTCCTACTGTTACAATCGGTGCACCATTTAAAACATTTAATGCACTTGATGATATTGCATCAAATCAAATTACATATGAAGACCATTTATTAGTTACTGGCGATGAAGTTGTTTATAGCAATGGTGGTGGTACCGATGTTGG